AGGGATGGCAAGCCACGAGAGGAAGGGGGGCCACACAAATTTTGGGAAGTGTTGCCGTGTTGCCGCCGTCGGTTTATATTTGTTGCCATGGGGTTATTCAGTAAGAAAGAATTTGCGCAGCGCGCGGGCGTGACGACGCGATATTTATCGAATTACATTCGACGGGGGAACATCTTTTTGACAGACGACGGGGATTTTCTGGACGATTCGGTTCCGCAAAATGCCGCCTTCCTGGATAGGATGAGCGCGAAAAAAACCAAAGTCGAAAAGGGGAAAAAGAAAAAGACAACGCACGCGGCCGCGGCGCCGGTCACTGATCCGGCCGTAACCGAAAAGAGGAATGCAAGGTTTGATTTGGATCTAAGGAAAAAGGAATTGGACATAGCCAAAACGGAACGGGAAACCGAACTATTGGCGATGAACCTGAACAAAAAAAGCGGGGTGCTGATCCCGACAGACCTGGTGAAGGCGCTGTTTTCGCAACATGCGAAGTCCATGACGGTATCATTTTATCAGGCCGTTGAAAATTTATTGGTGGACATCTCAAAAAAAGCCCACCTGACGGCTGAAGATCTTTCCAATCTACGCGGCAAGCTGAAAGAAATCGTGAACAGCGCGGTGGATAACAGCGTGGAGGAAAGCAAAAAGACACTTACGACGATGCTGGCGGACTTCTCCGACCGGAAAAATAGTTGGGAGCGTGTCAAATGAGCATCCACATACAACAGCTTTACGACATTGTAGAAAGCGGACGGGAGAAACTTTCGACCCTCACGCCATCGGAATGGGCCGAAGCCAGGCGTATGATGTCGACGGACGTGACCCCCTTTCCTGGCAAATTCAACTATGACCGTACGCCATACCTGCGCGAGGTGGTGGATAACCTGAGCCCAAACAGTTCCGCGCAAATGATCGCGGTCATGAAGGGCGCCCAAATAGGATTCAGCACCGGAGTAATTGAGTCAGGAGTAGGGTGGATAATCGAAGAAAGCCCCGGCAACATCCTGTTTTTATCGGGTCACGCTGAACTTTCCGAAGAGGCGATGAACAAAAAGATCGATCAAATGATTGATTCGGCCGGTCTTCGCCACCTGATCCGCCCCAATACCATGCGGAAAAAGAACCAACGCACGGGTGATACAGCCAAAAGCAAGGAATTTCCGGGGGGTAGTTTGACAGCCGGCAGCGCATCCAACCATAAATTGTTGGCCCAACGGTCGGTTCAATACGGTTTCATTGACGATTACGACGATGTTAAGGCGAGCTCGAAGACAGACGGCAGCACGACCAAACTTATCGAACAGCGGTTTGCGGCATATAGCTCAAAAATGAAACTGATGTACATTTCCACCCCGCGTTTAATGATGGGGTCCAACATCCACCCGCTGTTCCTGAAGGGCGACCAACGCCGCTACTTCATCCCGTGCACATGCTGCGGGGAGCGCATCCCATTGCTTTGGACGGTGCCTATCGAGGGCACAGACGGAAAGGAAAAGGGTGGAATCACCTACAAACTGGACAATCACGGGCATCTGGTGACCGGATCGGTGGGATATATCTGCCAAATGTGTGGTGGATTCTTTGACGATTCGAGGAAATTCGAACAAAATTTGGCCGGCGAGTGGCGAAAAACGGCAGTGGAAAGCCAGCCCGGATTCTATTCATACCACATTTCCAGCCTTTACGCACCCCCTGGGATGTTCGATTGGGAGAAATATGCCCGCGATTATGTGGAGGCGAACCCACAAAATGCCCCGCGAGATGAAAAAAACTACCAAACCTTTGTGAATCTGGGGTTGGGTGAACCCTATGAACCGCAGGGCGAGTCCCCAAAGGCGAATGATTTACAGAAAAAGACGCGGGCCTATGACGTTGGGAAGATTCCGGAAACGCTTTCCATCAAAGACGGCAACGGTCGCATCGTCCTGGTGACGGCCGCGGCCGATATGAATGGAACAGAACAAGATGCGCGGATGGATTACGAGGTTGTGGCCTGGTCGGAAAGCGGTGCGACGTATTCGATCAAACACGGATCTATCGGAACATTCATTCCCAGGGAGGGAGCTAAAAAAAATAAACAGGATCGGCAACATTGGACGTATGAGCACAACCGCCCGAACAGCGTGTGGCCGGAATTAAAAAAGATACTTTCCACCCCGCTGGACGTGGACACCGGTCGGAAAATGCCTATCATGATCAGCGGATTGGACTGCGGCTACCTGGATAACTTCGTTTACGGGTTCATAGACAAGGCCAACGGGCTTGTGGTGGGCTTAAAAGGGAAGGATGAAGCGAAAAGTATCACGTTCGGCGCCGATAAATCAACCTTCCGGCCGGCCCGTGAGCGGAAAAACCTATACCTGGTGGAGGTAAACAGCCTTAAAGATGACCTGGCGGACTTCATAAAGCTGAAGTGGGACGCCGGAAATGACCCGGAACAGCCGCCAAACTTCATGAATTTCCCGGAGCCCAGCGGCGGAATGTATCAGTTCAACAATTTTTACAGCCATTTCGAGGCCGAACACAAGGTAATCGAACGCAAAGAGAACCAGCCCGTGGCATTTCGGTGGGTTAAAAAGTCATCGCTTTCGCAGAATCACCAAATGGATTGCCGCATCTACAACATGGTGGTGAAAGATATTTTTCTTTTCATGTTCGCCCAGGCCTCGAAGATCCCGAACCCCGCCAAATTCTCGTGGGCCGATTTCGTTGCGCTGGTGCCTAAAAAATCCGCAGCATAGTATTGGATTTTTAAAAATATAATACAATATTTGAAAATGAAATCTGATCTTATATACATCAACCCCCAGGGAGTGCCATGCGCGCCGACGGAATATGCCGAGTTTATTGATATACTGCTGGAGCAAGCAAGCCGACCGCACGGTAAAAGTGATGGTGGTTATGCCCAGCTAAAAGCTATCAAAGCCTCCTGCTTCCCCATCCGAGAAGAGGACCAAGGATTATTTCCTAAACTGAAAGGGATTAAAACAGATTGCTTTTACGAAGTAGAACCTTACGAGTTTGAGGTGGAGGATTACTCCCCAGTGGGATGGCTAGGAAAACCAAAACAACAAGTTCGCATCATTCGCCCATCGGAGCCTAAGTACGATGCTGGAAATTTGAATAGTTCTGATGCTCGCAATTATGGCAAAATTCATTCGGAGCCTAAAGCCAATTAAAAATGAGAATAGCCATAATAATCCCAGACCGTGGGGACCGGCCGGAATTCCTAGCCAATTGTATCCAAATGTTAAAGCGTCAAACGCTTTGTCCCGCATACGTGCACGTGATGGACTTGCCGCCAGATTCAGACAAACCGGACATTACAAAGCGATACCGGAAGGCCTATGAAAATCTGATGGCCGCCGACCTGCCCATCGATCTTATTTCACTGGTTGAAAACGACGACTGGTATTCCCCCACCTACCTGGAAACAATGGCGTGGGAATGGAAGCGGCACGGGAAGCCTGATATTTTCGGAATCAATTACACGATCTATTATCATTTGAAGCTGCGGAAATATTTCCGTTTCATTCATGACGATCGCGCGAGCGCTATGAACACTTTTTTGCGGCCTGGGCTGACGATCAAATGGCCGGCTGACGATGAGCGCTATACGGATATTCATTTGTGGGACACGCACAATGGACCGCGCGCGGCCATAGATCCCGGTAAGATTCTTTCCATCGGTATGAAGCACGGGATGGGAATGGCCGGTGGCGCCTTCCATATCAATAAGCTGGACCGTTATACCGAAGAGGACAACGGTTTTTTAAAAGCCCACCTGGACGAAGAGAGTTTTGAATTTTATTCATCGATCACCGAAAAATTAAATTCTTAAAAAATGCTGGACAAGGAAGTAAGGGAGTTAATAAAAAACATGTATGACAAAGGGGTGGCCGATGGTGCGGACACGATCAGGGCCAGAAACAAAAAGCTGACTAAGCAAAACGAGGATCTTAAAAAACAAATCCGGTTGTTGCTCGAAAGGCTGGACAACTTTCAGCATAACATAAATTATTGGGCGCCAACCCCGGAAACGCAGGAAGCCAATGCCCACATGTCGGAATATAAAATTGAAATGTTGACGATGCTGGAACGATACAGCCAGGACCCAGACAAATTTGAATTTCAAACGGGGGAATAGATCAATCAATGAGACTTGCCATTGTCACCGGAACTTGGATGCGTCCGGAAATTTTCGAGATGTTCGCCGCCGGGGTTAAACATCTTCAGACCTCCACACCAGGCATTGAAATAATTTGTTGCGTTGCTGGCAGCGAGGGGTATTTGAGCCGGACAATGGTGGAGCGAAACCAGAATTTCTTTTACACGGAGACGCCCAACGTCCCATTGGGCCGGAAGATGAACGCGGCCGCCTACCTGGCGCAAAAGCTTTCCCCCAACTATTGCCTTATGGTCGGGTCTGACGACATCATTGGGGCCAGTCTGATGCAGGAGTATGCCGCCGCGATGGCCAGGGGGATAGATTATGCCTATCTGATGGACTGTTATTTTTTCGATACGCGGACCCGGCACGGTCTTTATTGGGGAGGGTATCGCAAAAATTTCAATAGCGGGAAGCCGCTGGGGATGGGCCGTTTGATTTCCGCAAAGTTTCTAAACATGATCAATTGGGTTTGCTGGCCGGAAGGGTATGATAAAATTTTGGACACCGGTTTTGATAAACAGGTTTCGAGATTCGGCGCTATGATAAAGACGCGGGCTATAAATTTGAAGGCGTCGGGCCTCTTCGCCCTGGATATAAAGTCATCGACCAACATGACGCCATTTGACCTTTGGGACAATTCGACTTATCTGGATGGCCGGAAACTTTTATTTGATAACTTACCGGAAGACTTAGCCGCAAAAATATATGGACCTGACAAAACCTAAAGACCCTTTACAGTCGGGCTATTGCACCGATGAGAACGGAGAAATGCACAACGACTGTAGTCTAACCATGTGCCTGGATGGATGCATTCGGGAAAAAGTCCCAAACCCCACCGTAAACTATAATCCATTGGAAGATCGAAACAATAAAATAAGTTCTTTGGCCATCGTGCACCACAACGTTGAAATGGGCAAAGGAAATGTGATTATGGAAGGTGCGATAATCCGGGAAGGCGTGACGATGGGAGACAATAATTACATAGGCCCCTATTGCATCATTGGAGATCCGGCGGAAAAAATAGGATACTTCGATAAGCCCGGTCGGGTGGTGATCGGCGACGGAAACAGATTCACAAAACAAGTCACCATTGACGCAGGCACGGAAAAGGCGACGACCATCGGGAGCGGAACAATTTTATTGAAAAATGCCCATGTGGGACATGACGCGCATATTATGTCAGACGTGATTTTGTCGTGCAATGTTTGCATTGGCGGGCATACCACGGTATGGATGCGAACAAACTTTGGCATGGGCGCCGCAGCCCATCAACGCCTTGAAATACCGCCGGGATGCATGATCGGGATGAATAGCACGATCACGAAGAAAACGAAGATGAGCCCAAATAAGAAGTACGCGGGCAGTCCCGCGCGCGAGATAGGAGACAACCAACGATAAAAAAATATGTGTGGAATTGCAGCCGTTATAAACGGGAACATTGACGAAGTGATTAAGATGGGCAAAGCCATCGCGCATCGCGGAACATCTCAGCACGTGGACGAATACGACAATCTGAAAGTTTATTTTACCCATCTCCCAATCACGGATTTAGAAAACGGGAATCAGCCGTTTACCTATGGCAAATATGTGGTGTGGATGAACGGGTATATCTCGAATTATCAGGAATTGGCCGAAGAGTTTGACATAAAATTGGAAACGAAATGTGACACGGAGTTATTGGCGAAGTTGCTGGGCCTCTATAACGGCCGATACATGGAAAGGCTGAATGGTTTTTTTTCGGTCCTGATCTATAACAAGGAACAAAAAACAGTTGACATGTTCACCGATCGATACGGAATAAAGCAATTGTACACCTATCAGTTAGGCAGCAAATTGTATGTCGCCAGTGAGGTGAAAGCGCTGCGGGCAGTGGTGCCATTGGAATTGTCGAATCGTGGTATTTCAGATTTTGTTTACTCGTTGGGGGTGATGTGTGACGACACTATTTTTGAAGGCGTACAACGCGTGCCCCGGTTAAAATTCAGTCTTCGCCAAAAAATAAAAATCGGATACCATGAGGCATGTGAAAAACTATATGACCTTTGGATTGACTCCCGGAACCGTAACGCAATAGGTAACAACATTAAAACCGGTGTGTTCCTAAGTGGTGGAGTGGATAGCGGTATCGTTGCGAACACAATGAAGCCTGATTTTAGCTTTAGCATGGACTATGTTGATGCGCCATTTTCGGAAATAGAGAATATAAAATTGAACAGTAGGGGCATACACCACACGCTGATTTGCAACCGGGATTTATTCAACACGTACAAATTTCAAAACATTGTTGTCCTGGACGATCTGAAGGCGGGTAGTAGTTATACAAATCTTGCCTTGACGGAAATGGCTTCTAAGTTTTGCACGGTACTTTATAGTGGTGCCGGTGGGGACGAAGTGTTTGACGGGTATACACACCGTTACAATAAGCCATTGCAGGAGGTTGTTAAACGAACCTCTATCATGACTGGAAAATATATTGAATATGTGCCACCGATAAATCACAAAGAATATGATTGGCGGTTTCTTCGCGCGGTGCTGGTGGTGGAAGATCGGATGGCAGGATTCCACGCCATGGAAACGCGCTATCCTTTATTGGACAATGAGTTTGTGGACTTTGCTTTGTCGCTCCCTGCGGAATACAGGTTCAATAAAAAAATATTGAAAGAAATTTGTGGATTAAAACCGGAAGTCACGGCCGGAAAAAAGCGTGGATTTTCTAACCCTTATTTTACAAACGATGAATGGACAGCCTTTGCCATCAATGAAACTCGCGATTTGCTTCACGGTATTCGACGGGATTGAACTACTCGAAAAAGCTATTTTGTCAGCCCAGGAGTGGGCCGACGATGTGATTGTGTGTTGGCAGGAAATATCCAACCGCGGCCATCAATCCAAAACGATAGAATCCGATTTGCTGGCGTTACAAATCTTACTACCTGGGCCAGACATCCATTTAGTAAAGTATGAAACGAACCTAACGAAGGGCACAAAATTCAACGAGCGGGTGAAACACAACCTTATGATGGAAGTCGCGCGCGCGCGCGGGAACACCCATTTTGTAATGGCTGCGACCGATCATTTTTATTTGGCCCAGGAAGTGGAGTATGCGAAACGGGTAGTTTTGGAATCCGGGTTTGACGTCACGTTCACCGCGATGTACACCTATTACAAATTCCCATCGTGGCAGCTTACCCCGCGGGAAGATTACTATATGCCATTCATTTGCGAGCTCACCCCAGAAACAAAAATAGAACGGGTTGGCGCTGGATACCCGATCTATGTGGACCCTTCGGTTCAGGTGACGCCATGCAAAAGGCATTCGCTATTTACGGACAGGGAAATAATGTTGCACCATTATTCTATGGTCCGGGTGAATATGTACGAAAAATTTAAGAACGCCGCCAGCGGGTGGAATGAAGACCAAATGGCGGAATTTTTAGAGGAACACGCGCTATACAACTTGAAAGATAATCCCGGGGTAAAGTACTTTCAGGGCAGAAAAATCGTGGAAGTCCCTGATTATTTCGGATTAAATTCTATCTTCGAACCTCAAACAACACAAACAAAAGAGTAAAACCATGAAAAAAATCATTCTCATTTGTGGGCTTTTGGCCGCATCAATCGCCCTCTACGCTATCCCAGAAAACCAAAAGGATAGCCCCCAAAAGGAAACCATTTCTATCGTCGCGCCGGCCGTGGATGTGATTGTTGAAGCGGTAAACGTGATCGTTTTGGATTTCGCCAACCTGGAAGCTGAAGCACCCCGCGCCGTGGATTCCATCACCCTTTTGATGCCGGAAACAGTCAGGGAAAAAGCGACAGTGGATAGTAGATCTGTCCCGGATAGTACATTAAAGGCGATTAATATGAAGGCGAAACGAAGAATTCCACATATATTTGATCGGAATTAAACACCACATTTTCTTTCCTGCTCAACTTTCCCCGAACCCGAATTTTAACCGATTCGGGTTTTTTGTTTGCTTTAAATTCAAAATCTTATAGGTTTGTAATTAAATCACGAAAAAAGCTATGAGTTCAGACGCCGTAGGCCTCGACAGAATATCCCGGATTGTCGGATATAAAATCACGAAGGGCGATTTTTCAACCACCACCCCCAACCTGCCCCAACGTCTGGCCATTCTGGGGGAAGCGAACGACGCGAATCAACTTACCCTGGATCTGAACCCCCAACAAATCACGTCGGCCCAACAGGCTGGCGAGCTTTATGGATACGGTTCGCCTATCCATGCGATGGCCCGAATCTTGTTCCCTGTGAGCGGTGACGGCGTTGGTGGAATCCCTGTTCTCGTTTATCCACAGGCTGCGGCACCTGGTGCAACCGCCAAAATAATGCGCGTCGCGCCTTCAGGTGTGGCCAACGGAAACGGAACCCATACCCTGGTAATTGCCGGCCGTAAAGGCGTAGATTATATTTTTTACGACATCAATATTGCGACCGGTGACGATGCGGCCGACATCAATGATAAAATTGCGGATGCTGTAAACGCTGTTTTGGGCTCGCCTGTATCAGCCGTGTCCGATGATTACCATTCCGACTTGACATCGAAATGGAAAGGATTAAGCGCAAACCAAATCACGGTATCAGTGGATACCGGCAATGATGATTTGGGGATTACCTACGTGATCACGCAGCAAGCCGCCGGCGCAGCGACGCCCAGCATTGCCGCCGCGTTAGCTCTTTTTGGAAGTGAGTGGAACACCATCGTGGTGAACGGTTACGGAACCGTAACATCCATTTTGGACGCATTGGAAGACTTCAATGGTATCGCGCTGGATAACCCTACGGGAAGATATGCCGGCATTATCATGAAACCTTTCATCGCCATCACCGGATCCACCGCCAACGACCCCACAGGCATCACCTACGCGCGCAAAGAATATCCCGATTATCACGAGCAGCTGACGACAATTTTTGCAGCCGCCAAAAAAAGGCCCCATATCCTGGAAGAACACGAAAGCGTCAGCAGCCTCATTGCTTCCGTCGAAGCCGGAGCTGGAGTAGCCGTGGTTTCGGAATCCATCCGTTGTGTTGCCGGACCCCGCCTGCGGCTGTTGCCGCTCTCACCCGCCCCGGAGAACCTGGTGGTCGGCGCTGCCTGGCCGAGGGCCGGCCTCAACGCCGTTGCCGGCCGGTTCCTGGCGCTCGCAAAAGAGAACTCAACTCAACCTTGAAAACGTTCGATAGCCTTTCGGAACAGGAAATCCTCGCGCTGGCGATCGCCCTGGAAGAGGAGGACGCCCGCATTTACGAAGATTTCGCCGATGGCCTGCAGGAAAATTATCCCGAACAGGCAAAAAAATTCCGTGACATGCGCCGCGAGGAGGACGGCCACCGTCATCGGCTGCTCGAACTGTACAAAAACCGTTTTGGCGATCACGTCCCTCTCATTCGCCGCCAGGACGTGCGCGGTTTCGTGAATCGCCGCCCGGTTTGGCTGGTGCGGCCCCTCGGTCTCAAAGCGGTGCAAAAAGCT